ATTTTAAGGAGTTCTGTGTATGAAGTTTGTAGATCATTCAGTTCTTCTTGAACGATTTCAGATTTAAAAAAGTCTTCGGTCATAGTTTTACTCCTGCGAGATCTCGAATCGATCCCACTACTCTTGTGTATAGGTGAAGGGTCCCCTCCTGTTCACATTTAAGATGCCACCTAGACATAGTAAGCACTGCATCATATGTACCACCTGTCAAGAAATCATCTCCTGTGGATTTCAAGATAGATGTGAACAAACCATACCTGGTTTCTTTTATACGAAATGCATCATCAATCCACTCATAGGGGGAGGACTCCCCTGCTGGTTCGTTTGATGCAGTTGAGGTGTTGTGCATTTGCTTTGATCTTGTCTTTAAGTGGTTTACTAATTAGTTTGCTTACCATTTCAAACTCAATCTCATACTCTTCACAGACAGTAGCGACTGCTTCGATGTAATTGATGAGTCCATTGTTATTTTGTACTGTGTGTTCCACCAGAGCACTGAACTTGTTCTGAGTCATAAAGTTTTCTTCGAGTTCTTTCATCTATTGATACCCTCCTGAAAATAACGGTATTCTTTGATCCATTTGCAGAGAGTATCAATATACGGTATCTTATCATACTTCTCGACCACTTGCATCTCTCCATTCTCTGCCACAGAGAGGGTCACAAGTTTCTTTACTTCACAACCAGTCAACTCCCAGTACATGTAAGCATACGCTGCTTCCTGTACGAAATACTTTTTAAGAAAAGATTCTTTCTTCAAAGTACCTGTTGTTTTGAAGTCGATGATTGCTAACTCACCATCAAACTCAGCAATGCAGTCAACACGACCAGCAATGCATAGATCAGTAGAATACAAAGGGGCTTCAATAATATGAAGATTGTCGATACGATCAAGAGTCTCACGAGCAAACCCAAAAAGGTACGAGGCAAGACCTTCGCTTTTCTTAACTTTTTCAATGTTGCCTTTAAGGTAGTCTTCAACGATGCCATGATACTTGGTACCTCTCCATGATGATGTGCGTCTGATCTTTTCTGCTTCTGTGTACCCAACTCTCTGCTCCCACTTACGGATGCCTTCGATAGATTGATGACCTACGACAGTGGTGACAGATGGATACCAGTTACCATTGGGTGCTTTATAGAAGCGACCACGTTCACTGGTCCTACTTTCGAGTTCATTGATCTCAGCAGCAGGACCTACATAATTAAATGTTTTCATTAACTAAATCCAAGGTTGATTTTACTGACCAGGTACTCACGGACGAGACCAGATCGTACAATATCTTCAATCCCAAACTCAACACAGTCAAATGATGGCATGGTCTGTAAGATCTTCATGAAGTCTAGCACACCTGTGCGCTCATTAGATTTAAGCAAGTCCGATTGGTTGTAGTCACCAGAGAAAATAATCTTAGCGTCTTGTCCCACACGGGTGATGATTGAATCTAGTTCATGGAAATTCAAGTTGGAGAACTCATCTACGATGATGATACACTGATCAAGTGTCACACCACGAATGAATGATGTAGACCAGAATGATACAGTCTCTTGTGCTCTAAGATTATCATAGAGCATTTCAAACTGATTGTCATCTGGCATGGTAAACATGTACTTAACCATGTTCTTGTAAGGAATCTGATACCGATCACTCTTGTCTTCAAGGTCGCCAGGTAAGAAACCAATCTCTCTTGTAGGAACAAGAGAGCGAACCATGTAGATCTTCTCGTATGGTGTCTCAGGATCTAGTACCTGCTGCATAGCAAGGTAAAGACTAATGAAAGTTTTACCTGTACCAGCAGCACCGTGCAGAACTAAGTTCTTACCCTCAGCGTAGGATTCAAACACTTTCTCCTGATTTTCAGTGAGAGGTTCAATAGTTTTCAGATGATCTAGATTGATTGGTTTCTTCCTACGCATCTGCTTTGCAGTCAGATTTGTGTTAGGAGTCTTACGCTTACGGGCAGCAGGCATATCAGGTATAACGTGAAAGGTTTGCTCGGGGGTGTTCGGATTGGATCTTAGACATTACTTCTTTGAATCCATCGGATTGTTTGGGTTTACCATAGGTAGTGCCAGCGATTCCCGCTTGCCAGTCCTTGTCCCAGTCAGGGTTATCTTTTCTCCATTGATCATATGCTTTCATAGTCATGGAGAACTCTTGTTTCTCACCTGTGTTCTTATTTATTACGTTATATGTAGGCATTAGTTTTGAGGTAGAGGTGTAGTTGTGAGCACCGTGGCTGAGGGTTTGGATGCTTCAAAGATCTTCCTGGCCTCAGATGCACAAGCACCCTGGACATTTTCTTTCAGTCTTTTGTTACCTGTACTAGGCAACTTGTATGTAATCTGATAGGGATACTGTTTCATAATCATTAGTCAATCTTTAAACAAGGTTGGAGGTCATCTTCATAACTATGGCAGTCGCGATCGGTCTTAGAGACCCACCCAAGCGCCTCTGAGACGATAGGAAACTTGCACTTGAAGTGACGCTTGCAGAGTTCTGCAATGTCCATGTGCTCCTTCTGAGTACCGTTAGAGGTACGCAGATTAATATAATGGATCCATGACCTGAGATTTCCTGTCATGTAAAGTTTAGTCCCTACCGCCAAAGGTAATACAAAACGAGCACACTCCTTTGCAATACCATCATCAAGCATATTTTGATATAGTTCCATACCATGCTTGAAGTGATCCTGCATGAGGATCTCATACTTCTGAATCAAGAATGGATCTACATCATCAATACTATTCTGACGATTCTTATCATCCTGACGACGCAACTCAGGCAAGGCAATCTTATCACCTAGTGCAGACGAGTCAGCATACCGTTGTGAAAACTCCTGGAAGCAGAATGAACGGTGCCTCAGGATCTGAGCGCCCAGACCTCGGGTCGTTTCAATTTGCAGAGTCATTGATGCTTGCTCGAACACAGACCAGTGTCCATGTTGAATACAATACTTCAATAGTCCAGCAACCTTTGGGTTATCCTGGTTGTTAGGATTACTTACTCGGGCAATGTATCCAATAGTTTTCTCTGCATCAGGAGTTGCAGAGATAAAACATACTTGTGGTTTCATTTAAATAATACTCGCGCTAAAATATACAGACCGACAGACTTGATGTAACCGATAGCAGGTAGTCCAAACAATGCAGGCATCGTTACATTCCATGCTACCCAGACTAAAAAGGGAGCAAAGATGATACCAGTGATAGCAGTAAGAGTTACGAGAGCAAGGTGCTTCGACTCGTCACTCTCCTGCTCAGTATCTTTGTTGCGATCCAACTCAAATGTATACATGGACTTACTCATTTCTTTGGTTTCTTAGGAGGTGTTGCCTGTTGAGCACCCCATAGTTTTGGATTTGCTCTGCCTTCGGTTTGTGTGATGGTCACAAAGTCTTTCTTATGCTTGTCATAATAATGATCAAACATCTCCGAGACTTTATTACCGACTGCAATATCATAGTGACTGATGTCATCCACCAGGTACTCGATAATGTATGCAGTATAGGGGAGACTCTTGTCTAATGCAAGAGATGGATCACAGTCTTCATGTAAGATTTTCAAGAACGTCCACCCCACTGGATCTCAGGGAATGCTTCTTGCACACATGCCTTAGTGACTTTGAAACGTTTGCCAAGGATCTTATCCTTTGCTTTGATCAGTACCTCTGCCTCATCAGGATGCAATCCTTCTAGCATTTGAATAAACATCCTCTCACGACGGATGGAAGGGACATCAGACCCACCCTTGAAGAAGTGATGAAGCAATCGTGATTCATGAATCAGATTAGTGTGCTCAGTACCAACAGGTGCCTCATTCTTATTGAATGGTGGTACACCTTCTGGCATGAGGGACACAACAGAATCATCATAGTTGATGATCAAGATCATACGCAACGCTGGTGAATTGTTTTCTTGCAGGATCTTAATCTTTTCTGCCTTAGTCTTAGCGTTGTGTGCCTTTTGTAGGATCTCAGAGATAAGCAATTTCATTTCAAAAATCAGTAATGTGGTCTAGCATTTCGTTCAACTCATGTCTACCAAAGTAAACATACATCTGACCCCTGCTTGGAGTCGGAACAGTCTCAAACGTATTTATGATGTTAGCGTTAACCTCCTCAGGTATGTAGTCGAAGTCAATTAGTTTACGATTGCGTTCGTAGTTCAGAGATGTAACCTCATCACAGAACTGTTCATGTGCTAACTCAACCCACTTAGCAAGTTTGACTTTGGATAGTGGACGTTGCCTCTTACCAGCAACAAAGGTGTCATCATCAGATAGGTAGTTAGGAATACCATCACCCCGATCACCCTTGATAATATGTTCAAGGAGATACTTCTTAGGGTCTAGACATTCAACAAACTTTTTCTGTACAGGATTGAACTGATCAACAAACTTATACCGTTGCAGTTGTTGAAAGTCTTTATCTCCACTGAGGATGAGTACCTTCTGTGGTGGTTGCATACTGTTCTGCAACCTAATGTTTCTGTGTGCTTGGTCTTTCACAAGTGTCGCGATGACATCATCTGCCTCGGCACCATCAACTTCAATAACTTTGTAGGGAAGAAACTCTCGGATCTCATCACGGATGTGATTAAGAACCTCAAAGATCTCATTCCAATCGAGAGCGGACTTCTCTCTGTCCCTCTTACGAGTACCTTTGTAGTAAGAGAACTCTTTACGACGCCAGTAGTGCTTACTGTCATAGCAAAGAACAAGTTCGCCATATGTTTTAGTGAACTTGTTACGATAGAACCGTAAAGAATTCAAGACCATATGGCGAACTAGACGTTCACTTACTTTGGAATCTGTACTTGTGAGGGACACCATCAGGTTGCTGATGCAAACCTGATTCATATCAACAAGGATCATTAGACCTCAATCGTCTTCATCATACATCATATCATCTTCCTCGTGGAAGCGCAAGTAGTAGAGAGGTTGGTCTGATAACTGTCCATCCTCATCATACATCTCAGGATGCATAACGATCTTAGCATACTCTGCTTGGTCTGACCAAGTGTCAAAGACGTGCTTCAAGTTCCATGATACAAGGAAACCCAATGCAAAACTTCCGACCGTTAGGAAGAAAGCGATGTAAAGAAATGATGCATCTGCCATGGTCGTTCTCCCTAGGTAACATTATTTAGTCTTGTTCTTCTTGATCTTACTCCCCAGTTTACGACCTGGTTTTCGCTCTGCATGGTACCTCCATGCATCATCAAGAATACTGTACAGATAGTCCTTAATCTTACGTGCTTTTGGTTTAGGAAGATGACCGTATGCTTCACGTAGTTGCTTGTCACCTCCCTTGATGTAGTCTTCCAACTCTAACACTGTAAAACTAAGGTTAGCAGCAGTCGTGGACTCGATAAAGACATTAGTCTGTCGCCTAGTCCACTGGTTTGATTGTAGGTAGGGATACATTTTGAATACAAACTTGTTCTCCATCATAGCAAGGTCGATAGACCTCTCTATGATTTCATAAAGTTCATAGTCATTGATGTCGTTCATTAGATTAGGTTGTTTTCACGAAGGTATTTGATCGCTTCGGTACATCCACCGATGGTTCGACCATTGATCAGAACCTGTGGGAAGGTAGCACCTTGTCCGAATTCAGATTTGAATTGAGTGCGGGTGAAGTTCTGGTCAAGTACCTGTTCAGTATACGACCACCCACGCATCTTGTAAACCTCTTTGATCTTGGTGCAGTAAGGACACCCAGGTCTTGTGTAGATTACTGTACCACCAGGAGAATTTGCCATGATAATTATGAATAAAGATTAAAAAAGGGGAGCATTGCTCCCCCTATATAGCATCAAGTTATCTTGAAGATCAGAAGGAATACTTCAAACCCAACTTAGCACCGTATCCACGGTCGATGTCAGCATCGCCTGAACCCACGAAGGAGACTTCACCATATGCACCGAGAGCATCGGTCAAACCGACACCAACACCTGCCTTACCAGAAGGAACGGTTTCGGTTTCGCCACCATCAGGACTGACCAGAGTAGCGCCACCCTGCACGTAGTAGGAAGCAGACTCGCCAAGAGCACCTTCATAACCCAGGTGAAGGTCAGTTCCAACGCCGTTGTACTCCGAACCCGTCCAACCAGCATTGGCTTCGACGTTAACGTAAGGTCCAGCGAAAGCGGCACCAGCAGAGACAGAAAGGGCAGCGGTTGCTGCGAATACAGATTTGATCATTTTGTTTTAATACCTATTTTACTTGTGGAGTTGAACCCACAGATGATAGCAGACTCGACGTGTCTGCGTTTGTTACAGACTGTTAAGCACAGTCCGCTTTATTTATAATACCACATTGTTGAAAACTGTTTCCCTTGTGCCAGTTTGGTTAGAGGAACAACACAACCGTGTGGATTACCTAGAAAGTATAGCAGGTTCTCCAACCTCTGTCAACCCTCAGTCCTTACCAATAGCATTTCGGATCGTCTGGATCTGCTGCTCAGTGGGCACTTGATTGATCTCGACAGGTTCTGTGGGCATGTCAGGCATCACCTCTTTGAGTTCTTCGAGTGCCAATGGAATATTTTCTAGACTATCGGCGGATTGTTCAAGGCGATCCATCTCACCCATCCATCCGTAGTGATACTTCTTCCACTGTTTAAGCATCTTCTTACGACCCGTAGGATCATCAGGATACTTACGTAGAATCTTTTGTAGTCCTGTGAGTTTCTTAACACCATCGACAATGGATCGATCAGTATTCCTCTCACTAAATCCTTTACTCATTCAACTTCCTCAATTTCAATTTTAAATCTGATACGTTTAACCTTACGGTCACTCTGACACATGAACCATAGATTGGAGTCTCTGTTATGGGACTCCTGATAGATAACTTCCTTAGGAGCATAGGTATTCTCATACCTATCTGATATATCGTTACCAATAGTTGCGCTATTGATTCTATTAGGTAGGTCAACACCTGTATTCTTATCCCTAGGATAGAATGGCGTCGGGTTACCCAAATCATTAGCATCACCATAGGTATCCTTCTGCTTCTGAATTGGAGGCCAAGTCAGATCAAAAGATTGCCCTGCTGCATAGGATGTACCTCTATCTAGCAGATCAAACAACTCAACACCAACTGCCCAGTAGATAGCGTTACCAAATCTAGGTTCTGATGAGTCAGAATCATTTGACTTTGTAGTGTAAGGCCAGAAAGCAATACGAACTTTGGCTTCTGGACGAGAGGTACTACCATCCTGGAATGATTCCTCAGAATCAAATTCACCTAATACATAATCATGCATAAAGGACATCTTACTATACTGCCCATTGCTTGATACTGCAACCCCCCTAGGATAGTTGCTCTGAGTACCAGCATCATTGATACCTTTTGCATAGTAGTCATCAAAGTCTTCGACTGCTTCTAAGAATAGATCATCAGTGATACCAGAGTTAGCAAACCACCCCACGAATCCATGAGTGTTAGACATGTGAGCGTACCTACTCAGGTCACCTCTCACATTCTCTGCTGGTTTACATAGGAACCCTCTACCATGCTCGAACAGATTGTTGTAGAAGATACCACGGTTATCAGAAACGATAGGTGAGTCAACGAATGCTCCTTTACTATCGATGTTACTACTCATGATAACTCCTCT